GAAATTGAACCAACCATTGGAGTGAACCACTCACAGTATCAGGTGAATATATTCGACAATACTGAAGGGGGAGTTGTTTTTGACCGTATTGGAGAAACTAAAAGATATCATGATGAGGTTATAGATGTAGATATCACACTAGTTTAATTCATTTGTCGTTCACTGAAAAAAGAGTAGCCGAATGACTACTCTTTTTTTGTATGTTGTAGCTTTCAATTTGTTTTACAAAATGGTAATATATGTTCATTGATTTTTCTGCATGATGCTCTTGGTGAGTTGTATATTATTAACACATCAAACAATCTTTACAGTCGGTTCGAATCCGACCATGCTGATTATCTCAGCGCTGACTGCTGTACATGTGTCCCCACACATTGATTAAAGTACTCTTTCAGATGATAAAATCTCCCATAGTAGTTATGAAAGACGCTGAGATGTGGTGGTTTTGATGCGGCTACCGTCTACATTGTAATTTACACGTAGAACCCCCAGTATCATTAATGAGCTAATCGCGGTTAGGTGGTTGGCTTTTTTAATACATATCCTTAGTCTTTTATGAGACTATCGATTATGTATCAGATGCACATAATTTTATGCTTAGTATATGGTAAGCGGTGCTATAATCTTGGGCGGAGAGTTGCTTAGCTATCCAATAATGTGTGGGGGCAATGAGGAGTTATCGACTAAGTAATCATCTTCAAGGAAGCAACTAAATTAGTTGCTTTTTTTATTATGTGTCCAGGTATGGTAAATATTTAAAACGTGATAAAATTTATTTATCAAATTGTATTGGTGGTTTACTACGTGAGCATAGATAGTAATAAAATAGAATACCTGATACGCACTCCGGAAGATGAATACCATGACTTCAAGGGGTTTTGGTATAAACAAAATAAAAGAACAGAATTGTTAAAAGATATATTAAGTTTTGCAAATACAGCTCATCATGAAGATTGTTACTTAATAATCGGAGTGAATGATGATAGAAAATGTGTAGGCATTAAAGAGGACCCTAATAGATTAAATCAGGAAAATTTGATTGATTTGATTAGGAAAACTCCTATAGCGGGAGAAATAATACCTAAAGTTAGCTTAGATACCGTTGAAATTTTTGATAAAGAAATTGATGTGATAACTATCCATAACATCGATAATTTACCAATTTACTTATACGATGAATATCCTAAAAATTCTAAAAATTTAAAGGGAAACAAAAAGATAACTGCAGGTCAAATATTTACTAGAGATCATGATGTTAATACTCCAATCAATGGAACAGCATCGTTTGACCAGACTGAAAAACTTTGGAAGAAAAGATTTGGTTTGGATTTGCCAATTAAGGAAAGATATTCCAAAGTATTGGACGATTTTAAAAACTGGGAATATTTTGAAAATAGAGAAATGGGCGATTACGGATACTTGTATACTGTAAATCCAGACTATATCATTAAAATAGTCGATGATGAAAGTAGGAGAGACAAGGCAGAAGCTTTTAGTATTAATCAATATAGGGCTGATATCAGATGGCACTGGTTAGATTTGATGTATAGAACTGTAACAGTGGAGTCTTTCCTGGGAGTCGTTTTAGATGGAGGAAGGGCAATATATGTAGCCCCTGATATGGGTTTTATTGATTCTATTCCAAATAATAGGCTTTTTTCAGGTCAGTCGTATTATTGTTTTGCAATGACAAGTTTAAAATATAGAGTTCAAAATATGATGACAAATATTGCCAATAGTCCGATAAGAGGTTTGCATGAACAATTACCACGATTTATGGATGTTGTTGTAAGGTATCAGACGAATGATGAACAAAAATATGTTGAAAAGAAAATTGTTGAACAATACCCAGATATTGATTCACATGTAATGGTAAGCGGTTTAGATGTTGAAAAGCAAATTCGTATCATAGCAGACGACTTTAAAGAAGGTGATTCTGAGATAAGTTATGCAAACGTAGAGGTTATGCTTAAACAGATTAAATTAGCACAATTTATTAACAATCATAAAGATGAATTGTAGCTTTAATGAAAGCGACCAGTTACTGGTCGCTTTTTTTTATACACAAAACTAGGAGGTGGGGGGATATGTAGTGGCTAAGTTGACACAACAACAGGAGAAGTTTGCGCAGTTAGTCGCTCATGGGATGAGCCAAACAAAAGCGTATAAGGAAGCTTATAATACTGGGAAAATGAAACCCAACACAATTTGGGTAAAAGCATCACAGCTTGCAAATGACGGTAAGGTTACGGTAAGGATTTCTGAAATTCAAGAGTCCATTTTAGACAGTGCAAAGTGGTCGCAAGCCCGGTCTTATGCCGAAAAGGTCGAGTTTCTAGATAAAGTAAAGGGAACTATTGAAAAAGATGGTCGAGTTAGTCAAGGAACGGCGAATGCTTTTGTAAGTGTGGTATCTGAGTTAGATAAGATGTTGGATAGCGATTTGAAGCGTAAGGCTAAGGCTGACGCTGATGTCGCCGAACATAATGCCAAGATGTTGCTAGAGGCTGATGACTTTGATGAAGAGACAGATAGTAGTTTGTTAGACGCAATCAATAAGAGTAAGGAAGTGTTTGGGGATGGCGACGAAATCGAGGCTTAATTTTCATTTTGACTTTGTGCCGTTCTCTAAAAAGCAATTCCAGGTTCTATCTTGGTGGGGCGCAGATAGCCCATATAAGGACAAGGATGCAATTATAGCCGATGGTTCAGTACGAGCTGGTAAAACAGTTGTGATGAGCCTTAGCTATGTTTTATGGGCAATGAGCACCTTTGACAACATGAACTTTGGTATGGCTGGCAAAACGATTGGATCACTTAGACGAAACGTGATTAGTCCCTTAATGCAAATGCTGAAGTCAGAAGGATTTAACATCAAAGATAAACGTAGCGAGAACTACTTGGAGATTGCTAAGAATGGCCGAGTTAATTACTTTTATTTATTTGGCGGAAAAGATGAGAAGTCGTACACATTAGTTCAAGGACTAACTGCTGCCGGCTTCTTTTTTGATGAAGTTGTGCTTCAGCCTGAATCATTTGTTAACCAAGCAACTAGCCGTGTTTCTGTATTGGGCGGTAAGCAATGGTTTAATGGTAATCCAGAAGGCCCATATCACTGGTTCAAGCAGAATTGGATAGATCAGTTATCACAGCGTAACGCTATTCGTATTCACTTCCTGATGACAGATAACCCTTCGCTAGCTCCAGAAGTCATTGAACGTTACGAGCGCAGTTACTCAGGCGTGTTCTATCAACGTTACATCTTAGGTCAATGGGTTGTTTCAGAAGGTGTTATCTATGATAACTTTGATAAGAATACGATGGTTGTTGATTTGTCTGATGATATTAAGTTTGAAAATGAATGGGTATCAGCCGACTATGGTACGCAAAACGCCACCGTATTTAAGCGTTGGAGCTTGTATAAGGGAGTTTGGTACAACACTGACGAATACTACTATTCAGGACGTGAGAAGAGCAAACAACGTACTGACAGCCAGTTTAGAGAAGACTTAGAACATTTTTACGAGCGCAACGGAATGGATAAGCGCTATGTTCAAATTATTTTAGATCCCGCCGCTGCGTCCTTTAAAGCCGAACTCAAACAACATGGCTTTAGAGTGAAGCGTGCAAAGAATGACGTGGTAAATGGTATTCGTGCACAGATGTCGGCTATGGACAAGGGGCAGATTAAATGGACGTCTAAGTGCAAGAATACGTTTAAAGAAATCAATGCCTACATTTGGGATAGCAAGGCTGCTGACCGAGGTGAAGATAAGCCAGTTAAAGAACATGACCACGCAATGGACGCGGATAGATACTTTGTGTATACAGTGCTTGCTAAAAAGTCAGGATTTGTAAGGTGGGAGGAGGATGATTAATGGATAATGATAACCAGAAACAGCCGTTGTCAATCGCTGCGGCACGTCAGTTGTTTAAAAGTTTAGATGCTCAACGAGATGAATTGAGTAATCAGTTCAACCAGTCATTAAATTATTATGACAATAAAAACGATATAACACGCCGTGAACTTGATGACAAAACCAAGATTGAAGAAGAGAATAACCCATTACGCAATGCTGATAATCGAGTGAGCTCAAACTTTCAGCAAATTCTAGTGGATCAAAAAGTCTCTTATGTGGGAAGTGTGCCTCCAGCCATTGACTTAGAAAGTGAGACGTTAAATAAACAGGTTGCTGAAAAGCTTGGTGATGATTGGCCACGGACTTTGCAACGCCTAATTACTGATGCATCCCTTGCTGGCGTTGCTTGGTTACATTTATGGGAGCAAGAAGATAACCTAAAGATTGCGGTTGTGCCACCAGACCAAGTGACACCCATTTATGGGGACTCAATTAACCATGAGTTAGTTGCTATTAGACGTACCTATGTCGCGCTTGATATTGAAGCTGGTAGCTACTACATTCATGATGAATATTGGAATGATAAGCAAGCAGTATTCTTTAAACGGCCAAAAGGTAAAGGGTACAACGATATGTTACCTGATAACAGGCTAACGATATTTGACAGTAACCTTCCTGATGAACAAACGGCAACGAATGTATTTGACCATAATTTAGGCCAAGTACCGTTCGTGCCGTTTTTTAACAACAGTAGGCAAAAGCCTGACTTGATTAAATACAAAGGCCTGATTGATGCTTACGACTTAATCTATAACGGGTTCTTAAATGACGTTCAAGATGTGCAGCAGGTTATCTTAATTCTCACTAATTATGGCGGAGCAGATTTACAAGACTTCATGAAGGACTTACGCCGTCATAAGGCCATTAAGATTGAACAAGATGAGCCTGGTGACAAATCTGGAGTGGATACGTTATCAATTGACATTCCAGTGGAAGCACGTAACTCTCTGTTAGATAGGACAATGGATAGCATTTACTTTCAGGGGCAAGGCGTGAACCCTGCCAAGTTGGAACTTGGTACCAATCTATCAGGAGTGGCCATGAAACTCTTATATGGTCCACTAGAGCTGAAAGCAGGTAACTTAGAAACAGAGTTTAGGGCAAGCATAAATACGTTAATTCGTTTTATCTTGCGCTATTTGAATGTAGCTAATGCCGATACTATGGCAATTAATCAGAAGTGGACACGTGCTGCAGTTCAAAATCAAGCCGAACAAGCTGATGTCGCTGCTAAGGTAGCATCATTTACATCAGCCGAGAACTTAGCAAAAGCTAACCCTGTTGTTGATGATTGGGCCGAAGAATTGAAATTGCGTTCTGCTGAGACTGACGACGAGTACAGCAATGACGCTGCACAAGCCGATTTAGATAATGACGATGATGAATAATGAGGTGATCTATGGCCATTAGTTATTGGGAACGTCGGGCATTAAAGGTAAAAGCAACGTCTCTAAAAAATGCAGAACGGTATGAGCAACAGGTTAATAGTCGTATGAAAGCTGTTGAAGATGAAATTTCAGAAGCCGTACGTAAGTTTACGATACGTTACGCTAACGATTCTGGACTAACACTAGAGGAAGCTCAGGCTAATCTAACAACTAGTGAAGTTCATAAATGGAAATCATCATTAGAAGAATGGGAGAGCATGGCCGCTTCTCCTGAATATAAAAAACTATATAAGCAATTGATGGATATCGAGTATGCAAAATCACAGATTACACGACTTGAAGCATTAAAAGCGCAAACACAAATGATTATGGCCAAACATACTGGTAAGGAACGTGAGTATTTTGAAAAACAGCTAATTGGTAATTTCGAAGACACATATTACCGCACAACTTATAATGTTCAAAATCAGCGAGTAGCATTCACCGCTAACTTTCAACAGTTCAACTATGAAACGATGAAAGCTATCGTTAGCCAAGGTTGGCAAGGTTCAGACTTTTCTAAACGACTGTGGAATAACATGGTTAATACGATTCCGTCTTATTTAGAAAACGCTTTGTATCGTGGTGCGGCATTGGGATACGGTGTTGATCGCATGGTTCAACAAGCTCAAACGGTTTTCAGGCATCAAACTAAGGCTAATTTGCATAGACTAATCAACACAGAGATGGCCCATGTTACTGAGCAAGCAACAGCGATGTCATACAAAGAAAGCGACGTGGAGAAGTATGAGTATCTAGCTACGCTTGAAAGACATACGTGTGAGGTATGCCGTGAATTAGACGGAGAGATATACAAATTAAAGGATAAGGAACCTGGTATCAATTATCCTTTAATTCACCCCAACTGCCGATGCACGACTGCCCCGTGGATATCAGAAGTCAAAGACGCTAATCTATCACGTTGGTCTAGAGAACCTTTTGGAGATGAAAGCGTTATAACGAAAGATATGACCTTTCAGAAATGGTCAGAATGGGTTAAAAGTAGTGAATAAACTAAAATTATTGGAACGGATACAATAGACGGAATCGTAATTACAGCTGTTTCAAGACACGCGATTGAAAGAATGGGTGAGCGTAAACAATCTGCGTCAGACATAATTAATGCAGCACAGCATCCATTTGAGATAAAGGAACGAAAACCTGATGATATGGGAAGAAAGTCGCGTAGATATATTGGGGAATATGCTACAATTAATGTAAATCCTGACACGGGGGTATTGGCAACTGTTTTCCCTACGAGTTCAAAGAAAGTGAAGAAGTATAAAGATGCTGAACGAAATTCTAAATAAAAAAGAAATAGAATATCTTGGCAAATTTATTCATTTGCCTTCGGATGATAAAAAACTTATAGATGATGAGTTAGAAGATATCATTGATCAGGCACAAGATATCACGACTGAGCACGTATTAGATAAAAAAAAGCGACGCAAATTATTTGAATGATATTGCAGATAAATTATCTGAGTGGTAGACAGAGGTAACGTATGGCTAAAGATGATTATGTACAAATCGCACCGCTAGGGATTGGATACTTGTGATGGAGCGAGTAAAAAACACTATGAAATATATAAAGGCGATGGCGCCTGGTTTATAGCACCGACTAGTAATAGTTAGGTGCTTTTATATTGCCCTGAACATGGCATTAAACTGTTCTTTTTTAATGCACAAATCCATGCGGGTGCAGTCCCGCTTAACAACTGCTAAGGAGGAAATGCATGGCATTTGATAAGGAAACATTGCAGAAGTTAGGGCTTAATGAAGAACAAATTCAGGGGGTGATGGCTGAACGTGGTAAGGAGTTGAACAAGCAAAAAGAAAAACTGACTGAGGTTGAAACCGAAGCTAATTCTTTACGTGATCAACTCAAAGAACGCGAGAAGGATATTAATAGTTTGAAGAAGAACAACGCTGACAATGAGGAACTGACCAAGCAATTAGACGAGATTAAGACCAAGTACAAAGAAGCAGAGACACGACGTGAAGCTGAGATTCAACAATTGAAGCTGAATAGTGCTGTCGACGCTCAATTGGCAGGTATCAATGCTCGTGATGCTGATGTCGTTAAACGTTTAGTTGACATGGATAAGGTAAAGCTAGGCGATGATGGTAAGGTTGACGGCCTAGATGACCAGATTAAGCAACTTCAAACGGATAAAGCATTCTTATTTGAAGGCCAGACGAAAACAGATTACAAGCCAAGCGGCGGGGATGGCGCAACGTCAGCCAACATCGCTGAGGCATTGAAATCAAAAGATATTAACTTAACAGAAGCATTAAAAAAGAATACGGAGGGCTAAATAGATGGCCAATGAATTAACACGAATTTTAGATGTTATCACACCCGAGATTTTTAACACATATATGGATCAATACTCTACTGAAAAATCAGCTTTGATTCAATCTGGAGTGGCGGTTTCAGATGAACGGGTATCAAAGAATATTACAGCCGGTGGGACGCTGGTAAACATGCCATTTTGGAATGATTTGAGTGGCGAAGACGAATCACTAGATGATGGCGAAACAGGACTTTCAACCGGTAAGATTACGGCTAGCGCAGATGTTGCAGGAGTTATGTACCGTGGAAAGGGTTGGTCAGTCAATGAGCTGGCTGCTGTCATTTCTGGGGACGATCCAATGCGTGCTTTGTTGAATAAGGTTGGTGATTTCTGGCTACGTCGTGAACAACAAGTATTGATTTCAGTTTTGAATGGTTTGTTTGCACCAACTAGCGGGGCATTGACGTCTGGTGACTATAAACACTTAAATACAACGGCTGCATCAATTGATGCTTCAGCAATCTTGGATACCAAGCAATTGCTTGGTGACGCTGCTGATAAGTTGTCATTGTTGGCCATGCACTCAGCAACGTTTACCCAACTGCAAAAGCAGAACTTGATTGACTTTATCCCACAATCAGAATCTAAGATTGCCATTCCAACTTACCTTGGGTACCGAGTAATCGTTGATGATGGCATTAAGCCCGTAGATGGGAAGTACACAACCTACTTAATGGCGACCGGGGCAATTGGACGAAATACTGGTAATCCTGCAGCATTGACTACGTTTGAGAAGGCGCGTGATGCTGCAAAGGGTAACGACAACATCTTTACTCGCCGTGCATTTACGATGCACCCATACGGGGTTAAGTGGTTGAATGCTACAGTCTCGGCTAAGACACCAACTAATAGCGATTTAGCTACAGCAACTAATTGGAAGCCTGTATATGAGTCAAAGAATATCGGTATTGTGGCATTGCAACACACACTAGGTACAACAGCACCAACTGTTTAAAGGAGGTGGCGATGAGCTATTTAGTAGTTCGTGATTTTGTTGATAAGTATACAAAAAAGTTGCATAAAAAAGGAAGCGTTTATACGTCGCATGATGATGTACGGCTAGCTGAGCTTCAACAAGCTAGTTTAGGTGGTTTCAGTGGCCCGTTTATTGAGCAAATTGAAGATAAACCTGGGGCTGGTGCAACTGTTAAAGAACTAAAGCAGTATCTTGACACCAATGGCATTGAGTATGACGTTTCAGCTAAAAAGACTGATTTGTTGCGTTTGATCTAGGAGGTAGAACGTATGGATGAATCCAGAAAAGCTAAACTTCTAGAGAAAATTAAGGCGTTAGCACCTATCCATAATGGCATGGATGGAGCACGTTACGAAATGCTTCTAGAGCTTAATTTAGAGCGTTTATTGAATGCTATGGCTAATTACCTTAATCGCCCTTTGGATGAGCTACCAGCTACGCTAGACAGCGAAATAGCGCTGCATATTGTAGATTGGTTGACAACTAATCGGGTGCTATTCACTGATGATGAGTTAGCGGCTTCAGAAGCGCCTGTGGCATCTATTTCAGAGGGTGATACGTCCACTAGCTTTGCTGTAAAAGCTGTTGTTCCATCGGAGCAAACAGAGAGCGATTTTATTAGCGGTAATTTCAAACGAACGTTAAATAAGTATCGGAGGTTAGCCTCATGGATGGGAAATTAGATCGTGCTTTTCAGAGGTCTAAAACGGCTATTGAATCTATGTATTGGGATACTGTTACTGTCTATAAGCGGGGTAGTATCTCTGATAGCGTAGGTTTTGATGACGTTGAAAAGCCGTTAATAGCATTGTTCACAGATATTCCGGCTAAATTATCCAAGAACGGTTTAAACGCTGCAACTGCGGAAGCTTTTGCTGGCGTAAATTATGACGCTGTTGTATTTTTGGACGGAAAATATAAGATACCAAGTGGGGCTATATTGGACATCAAGAATGTCAATGGTGATACCAAGCGTTATTACTTAGCATCAGGAAGCTACACCAACTATCATACTCATCAAGAGCTAGCAGTAACGTTTAATGAACGAAAGTAGGTGTTAAATGGCTAGTTTTGGTAAGTTTGATGATTCTGAATTCCAAAAATTTGCTAAGCAGTTTGATAGTGCTGTAAATGGGAATGTGGCTGCCGAAATTATGGAGCAATCAATGAAAAAGGCAATCATCTTGGTTTTAAATGGGGTGAAAAAACGCACGCCTGTGGATAGTGGCTTGCTTAGACGTAGCTGGTCAGCTAGTAATTTAAAAACTAATGGTAAAGAGGTTGTTGCTGAGATTACTAATTCTCTTGAATATGCGCCTAGTGTTGAATATGGGCATCGGCAAGAGCCAGGACGTTACGTGCCTGCAATTGGTAAACGCTTGGTTAAGTCTTATGTACCTGGTCAATTTATGCTAACTAATACGATCAATGATGTTCAAGACGCTTTCGATAGGATTGCAGCTAAAGCATTTGAGGAATATCTAGAAAGAATTATGGGGGATTAGAGATGGACGTAGCCAAGCTAGTTGCTCAAACGTTAAAACATTTATTCCCGACAATTCCAGTAAAACGTGAAAGACAAGATGATGGCTCGTTGCAGCTACCATCTTTTTTTGTGCAACAATTAGAGACTCAGGCGACACAGAAACTAAATGATGAACAGATACGTCAGTATAATTTTGACGTTGTTTATTTAATTGATCAGCACCAGATGCCAGCGACTAATAATGCTGAAATGGCAGATAAATTGCTGGCAGAATTAGATTATTTGGTGGATTTAAATAGAAGTAAGGCTGTAAAGATTCAAAACCTAGTAGTTGGTATGCAGGGGGATGATTTACATGCTACATTCTCAGTCTTCTATCGTATGCAGCAATCAATTGATAGTGGTAAGTTTCGAAAAGAAGATATGACACACAGAGAGGAGGTCAAGAATGGATAAGCCAACATCAGCTAATACAAAAGCTGAAATTCAAGCGTACTTAGATGCGCAAGGAATTCAATACAGCTCAACCGCGACAAAGGATGAACTGTTGGCGCTAGTAGACCAAGTACCCGCAGAAGAGACAGACGGGTCCACTGATGCGACAACGGAACCTGTAGCAGACGCGCAACCAGATGAGGCACCAACAGAACCAACAACAGAGGAACCAATAGTTGAGGAACCCACAGCGCCAATCGTTCCTATTGAACCGGTGCGTCGATTTACTAAAAATCAAATGATTTATATGTCGACGTTCCCTGGGGGAATGAAAGATTTGATGTGCTTGGCTTTAAGTAATGATCAGTTATACACAGTCGCAGAAGCGATGGAAACCGTTAATAAGTATGTAGAAAGGTTATGGTGGTAGTTAAATGGCAGGAGGAGTATTTACTCAAATGAATAAGCGTTTACCTGGCGCTTATATCAATGTAAAAGGCCTACGGTCTAATATCATGGCACAGGCTGGTGAACGTGGAACGGTGTTCACTATTTTTTCAGATTTAAACTGGGGGGAAGATGGAGTTGTTGAAGTTACCCTAGATTCTGATTTTCGTTCTTTATTTGGTAAAGAGCTGACGGATGCTAAGTTGGTTGGCTTACGATTGATTTTAAACAATGCTCATAAGGCGATTATCTATAACGTTAATCCTGGGTCAAAGGCAAGTGCTGAAAGTACCGTTTTGCCATGGTATTTGACTGCTAAATATAACGGCGATATTGGTAATGATATTAAGGTTACTGTTTCGCCAGACCCTAATTCAGCTTTGAAGTGGACCGTTACGACTATCTATGGAACACAAGTAGTCGACACCCAAACGATTACAAAAGCATCGGAATTGAAAGCTAATGGATACGTAGAGCTTTCAATTAAGAACGAGGCAAAGACTGATGATGGCGTGGCGATGTTGCAAGCATTGACGTCTCCAATCACGGTTCCAATGACTGGTGGAACGAGTACGCCAACAGCAGATACGATTACTAAGATTCAACAGGCTATTGAAACTAATGACTTTGAAACAATGGTGGTTGCATCGGCTCCAGATACGTCTGAAATTCATGCGGTTATTGCAACGGCTGCCAAGCGCTTACGTGAACAACAAGGCCGTAAGGTACAAGCAGTGGTTCCGGTCGATGCAGGCATTGAGGCAGACTATGAAGGCATTATTGTGGTCGGCAATGCCATTGTGTTAGATGATGATACACAGCTTACCCAATCACAGACTGCGGGTTTCGTTGCCGGCGCTACAGCTGCTGCACAGCCTAATGAATCATTAACCTACCGTGTTATTCCGGGCGCAAAAGATGTAGTTCCACGATTCACAGATGAACAGGCAATTGAAGAAGTTAACAAGGGCCATCTGATTATGATTGCTCAACGTGACCAGGTAAAGGTTCTTCAAGATATTAATTCTCTGCATACCTTCACCGAGACAAAGCCATATGATTTCTCTAAGAATCGCCCACTACGCGTGTTAGATGATATTGCCAACACAGTGCGAAAGACTTGGGAAGATAGCTTTATTGGGCAGGTTACAAATAACGCAACAGGACGCGATCTATTTAAGGGAACATTAGCGGAGTACTTAACGTCCTTGCAATCTTCTAGTGCCATTCAAGACTTCAAAATGGAAGATATTTCGGTGCTTCCCGGTCAAGATAAGGACACTGTTGTAGTGACGTTAGCTGTGACACCAACTGATGCAATGGAAAAGCTATACATGGAAGTGACATCACGATAGGAGGGTAAAGCATGGCATTTAGTAAGCCGGGAGACGTATTAGCGTCTAATTCAGGTTCAATTATCGCCACGATTAATGGCAAGAACATTAACCTTGGGGAAGTTAAGGAGTTCGAAGCAAAGCTAGAACCAAACGTGGAAGAAGTTGAGATTTTAGGCCGTCGCATGAAGGGTCATAAGGTCACGTCGGTTGAGGGTACGGGTTCAACGACCATGTATCTTGTTTCTAGTCGGTGGGCTAAGATTATTGCTGATTGGAAAGAAGGTGGGGCTTGGCCTGATATTTCATTTACAGTAACCGCCGAAGATAAAGGGTCATCTGCTAAGAAGCAAGTTGTGCAATTGATAGGGGTAACGTTTGAAGAAGCTGACCTTGCCACCTTTGACGCAGGTGATGATTTACTTGAAGCAGAAACAGATTTCAAATTTGATGATTTTAAGATTATTCAAGCATTTAACGAGTAACCCAAGCTGGTTCACTCGTTTTTATTTTATCCAAGAATTAAGGGAGACATATTAATGAACGTACAAGACTTTTTACTGACACCAGAAGATTTGAATGAGGAAAAGGAAGTAAAGGTATCCGAGAAGTTGCCTGCCTTTAAGTTACGAGCCTTAACAGGTACAGAGTTAGATAGAGCTCAACGTTTGGCCACCGTGTCATACAAGGCAAAGGGTGGAATGCCAATGAAGTCACAAGACCAATCAAAGTTCTTGGACAAGTTGGTTGAAATGTCGGTTATTACTCCAGAGTTGGATAACTCCGAATTGCAAGAACACTACGGAACGGTAGGTGATCCAGCAGGAACAGCACGTGCCATGTTGAAGGCGGGTGAATATCAAGACTTAATTAATGCTATCCAAGAGTTATCTGGATTTGATGAAGAAGATGAGATTGAAGAAGTAAAAAACTAATAGGAGCTAAAGGCAATGGTGACTTTGTTTACTATGTGTATGCTCTCCATAATTTTGGATGGACACCAAAGCAATGGGCTCAACTCGAGTATCGAGAACGCGTGCTTGTGATGGCCAGTATTCGGTATCAGCAAGAACAAGAAGAGGCAGCTCAAAAGAAAGCAGAACGTGAAGCAAAGAGTAAAAGCCATCGTCATTAGCTTGTTAAGCCAGGGTGCCTGGCATACATATAGTGAAATACACGAAAGGAGGATATTATGGCTAAATTATCTGCGACCCTAACTTTGTATGATAATTTCTCAAAAGCGCTGAATACTGTCAATAGTTCAATGACGCGGGCTAGTGATAATATGACCCGGTTTAAGTCAAAAGTTAGTGCACCGATATCTAATGGGCCAGGCGATCAGATGCAAAAAGAAGCCAGTAAGGCAAATCAAGCATTTAATCAGATGAATAGTGGCGCTCAAAAGACGGGTTCATTATTTAAAAGTGTTTTAGGAGCAGGAATCATTACAGCTGGCATCCAAAAAGGAATGGGCGTCATTTCAAATTCCATAGATAGTGCTGTAAAGCGATTTGACACGTTGCAATCTTATCCTAAAGTGATGAAACAAATGGGATATTCAACTAACGACACATCAAAGTCACTAAAGGTTTTGAAAAGCGGAGTAGACGGATTACCCACTTCATTACAAGACTTAACGACAAGTGCACAGAGTTTCGCAATTTTAGAAAAGAGTGCCACAGGTGGCGCCAAAACTGCTACTGCATTGAATGATGCATTCCTTGCATCTGGAGCTAGTGCTGGAGATGCTAGCCGTGGTGTCCAACAATATTCACAAATGTTGGCAACTGGAACTGTAGATATTGCTAGTTGGCGTACGTTACAAGAAACCATGCCTTATGCGTTGACAAAGGTTGCAAAATCATTTGGGTTAACTGGAAAAAGTGCTGAGAAGGATCTATATGCAAAACTTAAAAGCGGTGGAATAACCATGGACCAACTTAATAAAAAGTTTGTTGAGTTGGATGGTGGTGCAAATGGATTTGCTAAAACTGCACGAACTGCAAGTAATGGTATTGGGACGTCATTTACGAACATGAAGAACGCCGTTACAAACGGATTAGCGGACACACTAACTTCATTGGATAAAGGCTTTAAGGCTGCCGGAACTGGTGGAATTGCTAAGATGCTAGATTCAGGTAAAGGAGCAATCAAGTCATTTTTTAGTTTTTTTAATAACGCTATTGCTACGGGTATTCCAAAGATAGTTGGTATCGTAAAAGAGTTTTCACCACTAATTAATGTAATTGGTTCAATTATCAAAGCTATGGCACCTGTGGGAGCGACATTTGTTGCCGCGTCTGGTAGCGCTCTGGCATTTAGTAAAGCAGTTGGTGGAATCAATACAGCTTTTAATTTTTTAAAGGCAAACTGGGTATTGGTTGCTATTTTTGCTCTAGCGTCAGCTTTTGTCTGGGCGTATCAGAATATAGATTGGTTCAAAAAAGGTGTAGATGGATTAGTTCGTAATCTTAGTTCATTGGCTGGTAAGATATCATCTGCAATTGGGCCAATGGACGGGTTTAAGTTCTCCATGATTGCGCTAGCTGGTGTAATTTCAGGATTAGGTTTGTTTGCTTTGGTAGGGAAATTAGCTGGTATAGCGAAGGGGCTGTTTAAGACTAAAAGTGCCGCTGAACAGGCAGGAAAAGGTTTGAGTAATGCGGGAGGTGCGACCAATACCTTAAAGAATGGTATGAACTCATTTATGAAGTCCGCTGGTATAGCATTAATTATCGCATCATTGGCCCTATTAGCAGCTGCGATAGCCCCCTTGGCTAAAACTGGAACTGACGGCGCTATTGCAATGGCAGCATTCGGACTAGTTATAGGCTCATTAGTAGGAGTGTTTGCCATGTTTGGTTCTAATTTACAGGCTAGTATTGGGGGGATTGTAGCATTTGGTGCTGCCGTTGGATTAATGGCCTTTGCGATGGCTCCACTAGCCCAGACCGGTAGTCAGGGAGCAATTGCAATGGCAGCATTTGGATTGGTGATTGCAGGATTGGTGATTGTTATGGCAATCTTCGGGCCTGCTTTGAACGTTGCTGCTGTCGGCATGATTGCATTCGGTGTTGCTGCGTTGCTTGTGGGGGTTGCTGTCATGCTAATCGGGGTCGGCATTATGTTAGCTCTAGTTGGATTTACCATGTTTGCAATGGTGCTCCCAATCGTTGCTGCTTATGGTATGCAGGCTGCACTAGGAATGTTACTTATGGGTGCTGCATTAATTGTAGTAGGCGTAGGTGCTTTAGTCGCTGGTGTTGGTCTATTGGTTCTTAGTGTTGCCTTAATTGTATTAGGGGTTGGCGCTATATTAGCTGCTGTCGGCATGCTGTTATTCGGAGCGGCATTAATTATGGTTGCTATGGGTGGAATGCTAGCGATGATTGGGCTAATGATGGTATCTATCACAATTATCCTAATTGCTACGTTTGGCATGATTGCTGCTATTGCCATGTTGCTTCTAGGTACAGCATTACTTCTTGTCGGTGCTGGTTCAATGTTAGCTGCAGTAGGTGTAATGATGTTAGGCGCTGGCTTAATGGTTATGGCTATTGGCATGTTAATTGCAGCTCCTGCAGCGATGTTGTTGGGGGCAGGCTTAATCATAGTTGGAGCTGGTGCACTAGTTGCAGGCGCTGGATTTATTGTTTTGGGCGCAGGACTAATGGTAACGGCTGCAGCAATCATGATGGTAGCTGCTGCAATTCGGATGTTGTTCTCAGTTGTTTCATCTGTTTTCAGTCAAATTATTAGTGCTGTAACAAGCGCAATGAGCAATGTGGTATCTGCAGTTAGAAACGGTATGAGCCAAGCAGTATCTGCGGTTAAGAACGTAGGTAGTTCATTAGTTTCAGCAGGTAGAGATTTTGTGATGGGATTCGTAAACGGAATTAAAGGTGCCATTGGGAATGCTGTAAGCGCTGCTGCGGACATGGCTAAGTCGGCCGTAAATGCGGCCAAAAGTTTCTTGCATATTCACTCTCCTTCACGTGTTATGCGCGATCAAGTAGGTAAGTTTGTCGGTGAAGGAATGGCTGTTGGAATTAAAGATTCAACCAGTGATGTAGCTGATGCATCTACGTCAATGGCACAGTCTGCCGTGAATGCTGCTAGTGGATTTAATCTACCAACAATTGGTGGGTTAGGGCTAGTTGAAGACCCGGGTCAAGCGTTGGCTAATGGCTTTATGAATGCCCTGGCAAATCTAAAGGCATTATTATCAACAATGAGTTCAATCAATGGGACACAGGTTAACGTAAGACAAGGAGTTGAAGCTTCTGCTAATACGGTTGTACCTAGTGTTGTAAGAAATGGCGTAAATGACAATAGTCGAACGCAGACAGTTCATATTGAATCGGGGGCAATTAATATTGTGGCTTCAGATTCAGACACGCCAGAAGATATTGTCCGCAAAGTTGAAGAATTTATCGCTGCTAGGCAGGATGCTAACTTGAAATTTGGATAGGGGGGCGACTTAATGAGCAACGACATTAGTATGTACATGACTAACTTTAAAAATCAGACGTATGAATTCCCGATGGCTCCGAGTGAATTCACTTTTGATCGGTCTGCGGGGAATGAAAAAATTCAGGTCATTGAATTAGGTGAGATTAATAGGTTAGCTACTAAAGCAAACCTTGGTAGTGTGAGTTTGAAGTTCAATATTCCAATTGATACTAGTAAACGTCGCTCATACTGGTCAGGCAAACGAGTTGGTTGGATGGGGAAACGTGCTGGAGAAAAATACATCGGCCTATTGAATGACATGTTCACAAAGCATGAGGTGGTACGAGTTGTTTTAACGAATACTAAGTTTAATAATCTGTATACCTTTGACGACTTTAATTATGGTTTATCAGGTAACGGGGAAGAATATGAAGTGGAGATAACACTAACTGAATGGCGAGATTATGCGCCATTGGTATTAAAGAAGGCTCCTATACCTAAGAAAGTTATTAAGAAGAAACCACGTCCTGCCCCATCAAATAAGATAGGTATTGGGTCAACGGTAATTGTTAATGGCCGACTTCACTATGATAGTTGGGGACGTGGCCCTGGTGTCATTGAAAAGAATGCTCGCCGAAAGATTAATTTTATGGCTCCTGGTCGTAAGTGCCCAATCCATGTTACTAACATGCAAGGCGGTTGGCGTGGTTGGGTCACTAGAGGTTCAGTAAGGAGCGTTTAAATGGCAGATTACAATAGCGATAATGGGTACACAAAAAGAAAGAATGATTTTACATCACACATCACAAAGTTCACGATTTGGAACCATAAGAATGGGGCAGTACAAGATGTGACGCCTAGTGTACGTGATATTCAGTGGGATACAGATTTAAAAACGGCTGCACAGTTAACGTTTAAAGTTCAACGTGGCCACTTTCGCTTCGTACCCTGGAATGGTGATCAAGTTCAATTTGCTTGGGATGGTCGTTTAATCTTTACTGGTTGGATATTCAAACGAAAGCTGACTGACGATGATACGTGGGATATTACAGCCTATGCAAACAGTCGTTATCTAAAAGGAACAGGCACTTATGCTTGGCCAGCTACTAGTTCAAGTGATCGCTTTCAACGGATTGCCAATGACCTAGGGTTAAAAAATCAAGTTGTAGATCGCAATGGCTACAAAGTGGCTGCTGAAATAACAGACGGCAAAACCCTTTTCGACATGATTGACACCACGTTAGATGAAACTGTGTTGCATACCGGTAAAAGGTATATGGTGTTTGACGACCCAGATGGCACGATTAAACACGTTTCATTAGATAGACTTTCGACTAACCTATTGATGGGCGATAATGCCAATGTTTCGTCATGGGACTTTGAAGCCTCTATCGAAGATACCAGCAACATTATTCAAGTAGTTCATGAAGATAGCAAAACAAAGCAACGTGAACTACGCGTGGCCAGAAGTAACAGTAGTGTTGATGAATGGGGCCCATTAGTCCATACAGAGACTGAAAGTGGAGACGTAAATTCTGCGCAGCTTCAAGATAAAGCTAACGCTTTGTTACGTGAAAAGAACAAGGAGAAGAAAACACTTAATTTAAAAGTAATTGGTGATAGTAAGATACGGGCTGGGTCAAGTTTATATCTTAGTGTTTGGGAGCTATCGGGCGTGGGTGTCCCAAAAAATCAGCACATTTTAGTCACGTCTGCGTCACATAAGTTTGATAACCCATGGACGATGGATTTGGGGGTGGAGTTGATATGAATGAGCGACAGACAGGTCAAACATTACTCAGCATGTTAAATTCGCGTGGTGGGGTTGAATCTGACTATACCGATGAAGTATTGGGGACAGTGCACTCAACAAGTCCGTTAGCAATATGGGTAAGTCAAGACCTTTTAATCCCAAGTAATTTCATTGAACTCACAAATGAGGCTAAAGGGGTGTCAGTGAATGTTGACTTGGCTATTAATGCAAAAACAGAAGACGGAAAGAAGGTAACGGGAAAAGCTACAGGTTCAGTTACTGTTTTCCAACCATTACATCAAGGCGACAAAGTACGAATGTTACGGGTACAAAAAGGGCAGCGCTACATCGTCTTAGGGAGGGCGTGATGGAACCAGACGAACTAGAAGAGATAACTTTACCGACTAGGACTTATCTAGTCCAGAATGGTCGTATATTGAGCATGACAGACGGTATGGAAGCGATTAGACAGGCGGTTGAAAAGATATTGTTAACACCTAGATTCTCGGTTTTGTGGTTGTCTCCAAATTACGGACATGACTTGGAAGAGTTGCTTGGTAAGTCTATGGATTATGCAAAAGCAGATGTTGAACGCATTATTAACGAAGCTTTTTCAGATGATGACCGCATAGAAACAGTTGAGATAAATTCAATCACACAAAGAAACAAAAATACGCTAATTGTCAGCATGAACATTGAATCGATATTTGGAGACACGGCTGTAGAAAAGGAGGTGATGGTAAATGACGCCTAATGAATTATTGGCAGACATAGAAAAAATGGACTTTGATTACTTCATGCAAGAAGCGTTGCAGCGTGTTCCTACCAGTATTGATACTCGAGAGGGATCCATTATTTACGATGCTTTGGCACCTGCATCTTATAACTTTGCTGAAATTGCTTTGCAGTTGCACACTATCCTGTTGGAAACCTATACACAAACAGCGACGGGTGAATTTTTAGATTATCGAGCTGCTGAAAAAGGCATTAAACGTAATCCAGCGACTTTTACGGAGGTAAAGGGTAAATTCACAACGCCAGATGGAAGTAATTTTGATGTAGAACTAGGAACACGGTTTGCGTCAGTTGGAGTTGAGCCCATCTACTATAAAGTTGATAAACGCATTAGCGAAGGTATCTTTACCTTGATTGCAGAACAAGCCGGGAATAATGCCAACCGGTATGTTGGTCAAATTTTGCCCGTTGATAACATGAATGGATTGGGATACGCAGAAATTACGAGTGTTGAAATTCCAGCTAGAGATGAAGAGACAGATGATGAATTACGTAATCGATTGTTGAGTGTTAATGATTTTATCCAATATGGGGGTAACGTAGCTGACTATATCGACATTATGAAAAATTTAGATGATGTTGGCGCTGGCCAAGTCTATCCAACGTGGAATGGTGGCGGCACTGTGCGTTTAGTCATTCTAAACAATGAATTTCTAATCCCAACTCAAGCGCTTATTGATGAAGTACAAGACGCTATAGATCCACGAGATAATCGGGGAAATGGATACGGGATTGCACCGATTGGACATCTTGTAACGGTAGCAGCGCCTACTCCAAAGACGGTTAACTTTAATATCGGGTTAGATACCGATAGTAATTTAACCTACGTTGATGTTAAGCCTGGTGTGGAACAAGCTGTTAAGTCGTATTTTAATATTTTGCGACGAGAACAATGGGCTGAATTAAAAGGTGCTCGTCATTACAGTTTGACAATCTATCGCAGCCAATTAATTGCTGAAATTCTAAAAGTGGATGGAGTCGTCAATGTTTCAACATTGAATATGAATGGCTCTGCTAATGATGTTAACTTAGTGTTTGATAATAAGGTGCAAGAACTACCAGTAGTTGGTGGGGTGGATGTCCATGGCTAAATTGATACGGCTACGAGAGCTAGTCCCTGATTATTATCATAATGTTTTAGAGATGAATAAGTTAATTGAAGTAGAGCAAGTTAAAATTGACAATTTTATGCAAGTTGTTGAAACTCAGCAAAATAATCAATTTGTTATGACGGCTAACGAACAAGGGATAGCTGTTTGGGAAAGCCTAGTGGGGATTGAAACAGACCCGTCACTAGATTTGGAAACAAGACGATATAATGTACTGGCACGAATGCTACCACCTAAACCGATAACAATTCGCTACTTACGTGAATTGTTATCGGTTTTAAATATCAACGCAAAGTTAATTGTGGAGCCTAATAAGTTTCATGTGACAGTTCAGATTAGTACCACCGACCAACAAGCGGCTAATCGGCTGCAAGACTTGTTAGAAGGAATGTTACCAGCAAATCTAACATTTACTGCATTCAATATTGGTGTATCAAGTACGAGTGGAACTAGCTATACCGGAATGGGCGCGGTCATGTCTACAGTTTATGAGAACACTGATGGAAGGGATAAAGAATGAATCTATACAAAAATTGGTTCGTAACCTCTATGTTAATGGATGCCGAACAAGCGTCAGTTAACTCACAACAGAAAATAACATTCAAGAAAATGATTGCTAGTGAAGATATCGTTTCAGACGCAGATTTTCCAGGATTAACTAATGATGCTTTAACAACAATTAAAGCTAAGCAAACTACTCTAATTTCTTCAACCACCGTAAAGGGAAGTAACGTCACCGTCACATCAGTATTTACTAATGCAGGTATCGCTGCAGATTATATGATGAACACAATTATGTTGGTAGCGGAATATAATGGTTCTGAATTTTTGGCAGCTATTACAGTGGCTAATCGAGCTTATCGTGTCCCAATGGAAAATGAAAATGAACATGTTGAGTATACGATTAAGGCCCAACTAGGTATTTCTAACACAGAGTTAGTTAACTTGAATATGGACCCTGCGGCTATTGCGACTAATGAGCAGCTAGAATCAACTAAGAAAGAAATCTTAACGATTACAGATGATCAGCAAAAGCATTTAGACACGTTAGATCAAAAAGATGCACAAAATGTAAAACTAACTGGAAATCAAACTATTAAAGATTCAAAGACATTCTCATCACCAATTATTGGAAATTTGTTGGGTAATGCTAAAAATGCTGACTATGTGCGAGGCATTAACATTGCAAATAATACTAACTTATTAGGATTGAAGGATTCAGGACGATTCATTGCAAGCGGTGCACAGACAGGAGTAACAGGTTTACCTCCTGGTATTGGTGCCAAGTATGAGGTTAACCAATTTGTATCGGGTACGAGTGGATATAGGACGTTGTTGGATAATGAAAACAAGGCCTATTACGCCATGATGAATAACAGTGTTTGGTCACCTTGGCATAAATTTGTGGCAGCGGATTTGTCTAATGAATTTTTAGAGGATGCTACCTTTAATAAAGATGTAAGAGCAAAAGGTAAAGTAATCACATCTGGACTAGAGTTATCACATTCAACAACACCATTTATTGATTTTCACTATCAAAATTCGCCCCTTGACTGGACAACTCGGTTGATTGAACAGGCACCAGGTAGACTTGATTTAGTTAAAACTGATAATTCCATAGGTGATTTATATGCCAATTTAGTTGGTAATTCTACCACAGCTAGCAAATTACAGACGCCATTCAAGATTGACAATATCGCTACGAATGGAACAGGTGCAATATACACTAATGAAGTTTATCGTAGTGCTATCTCTGGGAACATTGACCTGAATACAATAATTCATCCAGGACTTTATTCGCTGAGAAATGTTACCCATGCTAATAATCCTTTTGGCGGCAAGCCAATCAATGGTGTGTTAGCGGTAAGAGCCCTTGACGATAACGGAACGCAATCATGGGTTCATCAGACGTATTTCCAAGACACTGGCGATATTTGGTTTAATGATTGTGGTGCTACGGGCACACCTAATTGGAAACGCAACAAGAATGCGGTTGATACGTTATCAGATATGCAGATGATTCGACAATGGGATAACCTTATCCCAAATTCTGACTTAGACGGTAGAGGATATGGTTGGGATTTAGGTAATGATAACGTAACTAGCAAAGTAGCTGTGGAAGGATTAAATATTACTCCTGCTGGTCCAGATGCGGCACAATTCAGGGCAGCTATCATGAATACTGCTAAGCCATCTTCGACAGCTAACTGGGGTGGAGCAACATCAAACCGGATTAGATTAAGGCCGGGTTCAAAGTATTTTTATTCAGCGTGGGTGTATACAGATGGTCTGAATGGAGATAAACCACCTTTAGGACAGATTGGACTTAATTTTTACAGACTAGATGGAAGTCTAATTGGTAATCAATATGAGCGATTTGATTTTGTCAATGCTCCTGCTGCAGATCAATACAATACATGGCACAGATTAGCTAAGTTTTTTGTGGGGCCTGCAGATGCAGCGTATGCTCGTTTCATTTTTTTCAGTAGGCAAGGCGCACGGGAGTACATGGCGATGCCTTTACTGTGTGATATGTTGAATCGTGATGTTGAGCCATTGCGGTATGTCAAGGGAGAAAACCCCTTTGATAAGATGTTGAGTTTCTTTGATATTAGTGCCGGAGCTTACCAAGATATTAACTCAATCAATCGTTTTAAAAATAATGTCGGATTTTATGGTGGAACATCATTTTGGAGTGAGCCAACCTTCAATGAAGGGGCTTCCTTTAAGGGTGATATAAATGTATCAGGTAAAACTTGGCAAGGAGCAGTGGAACTCGTTACGAATACACCTTATATTGATTTTCACTATGGCAGTAATAAAGATCTTGACTTTAGTACTCGTCTCATCGAGGAAGTAAAGGGAAAGCTTTCTTTGTTTAATGGAGATCCATTTGGGAAAGGTACGTTGATTGCTAACTTAGAAGGAAATGCAACGCATGCTGATACCGCAACTAAGTTGACAACAGCAAGGAAGATTGACGGTGTCCAGTTCGATGGAAGCGGTGATATTAGTACTTGGCGGAAAGTTAACGTGGGTCGGATTTATAGTTCAGGTAACCCCCTGAATGGTGGTGTATTTGATATTTGGCGCCAAGGTAACTTGTGGTACATCGGGCCTTGGAGTACCAACGTTGACTATCATATTACCGGCGGCCCTGAAGGGAACATATCATTGGACGTTCATTATGATAATGCGAATGAAATTCCACCTAATACCCCAACGGCACTTCCTACATTCTTAAATTCAGGTTCTGGTATTTCTCCAGAATGTGAGCGTGTGAGTGCAACGTTAATTCGTTTCCGTTTTCCCGAAAATCGAGAAGGCTCAGATGCACAGTTGCGAATTGGAAGTTGCATGTTAATGGGCTAAAGAAAGGAGGTAATAAGTGGATTGGTTGACTATACTAGATCACTTTGAGGGATTAATTACAACTGGAATTTCAGGACTAGTAGGATATCTAGTTTATTTGATTCGAGCCCAACGTGATAAATCAAAAATGCAATCTGAAAAAGATTCATTACAGAATATTGCCCTGCAAGCAATTTTGCATGATCACTTGTTTAGTGAAGGGGGAGCAATATTAGACCGTGGGAGCATTACAATTGATGAACTTGAAAACTTCATGAAGTTATATAGCTCGTACGCTGGACTTGGTGGCAATGGAACTGGTGAGGAATTAAAAAATAAAATTGTCCGACTCCACGTTGTAGAAAGTAACCACAACTTAGTCAAGGGCGCTGAACATAATCATCAAAGTCACATTTAACATGTGGCTTTTTATTTTGGCCAAGAAGGAGGCTTTACATGCAAATTACAGAATTAGTCACGCTACTAGTAGTTCTGGTCGGAGTTTTATCGCCATTGCTGCTACAGCTATTTAAGAAGATGAAAGCTCAGACAAAAAATGAACATGTCCAACTAGCCCTAACGTGGGCTAGCCAAGTTGTTCAGTCTATCGGCCAAGCTAACCATTATCTACCTATTAATGAGAAGGAAGTGGCAGTAGACAAATTAGCAACACGGATGCAGGAAAACGGTATGAGTAAATCATTCACTTATGAACAATTGGAGCAGTTCATTAACCAAGCTGCTCACTTTATTGACACAGAGGAGGATAAATAATGGGTGACGTATATTCCAAGACAGTAACTAGCACTAATCCTAAAGTCATGTATAACGGTGGATTACGAACGAGAAATATAGATACAATTGTTATTCATCACAATGCAACGACAAATAAAGATGTAGCAATGAACACATGGGTGCAGGGTTCAGGAGCTTACACGTCTGCACATTATGAAATCACCGATAATGATATTATTGGTTGTGTTGGCGAAAACTATGTTGCATGGCATTCTGGTGGTACTGGCGGTAACGATGTGCCACGTATCCCTGACATTAATAATCGTTCCATTGGAATTGAACATGTTAATTCGGCTGGTGCACCTGATTGGAAAGTGTCAGATAAAACACTACGAAATTCGGCGAAATTAATTGCTGATATTTGTAAGCGTTACGGTTTGCCAATCAATCGAGATACGATCAAACTACACCGTGAAGTGACTGCTACGGCTTGTCCTGGTGGCTTAGATATTAATAAGTTAGTTGCTTATGCTCAGGAAGCTGCCGGCCAAAAAGTAACAGTAGAGGCTAAGACTGCTTTTGTATCGTTTCAGGATAATCCAGTATTTACTGCTTACAAGGCATTTCGTGTTGATAAAATGAAGTTTGTAAATGGATTGTGGCAGATTGTTGACTATGAGTTAGCAGGCTCAAAAACTCTAGACTGGACACTGAATGGTATCCCACTGGATATCTTAGATAATGTTACTCGTGGTAATTATGACCCAACTCGTGTTGGTGACATGGTTAAATTAATGGACGGATACAACTACGGTTCCATTGACGCCTTTGATAAGCAAACAAATGGTGTAGGCATTATGATGGGAGAGTATGGGCTCATTTGGTTTGATGCAGACGGGCTGATGAAACTATAA